TATATGGATGTTCCTATTGGACTTCAAACAGAAGATGCTGCAAGTACATTTCTTATCAATAGAGATTTGTTGACAAGATTTAAAGTTACTGTAAATCCAAATAGAAAATTCGTCTTATCTAATTGGTCAAAAAGAAGTGATAAAACGGATTTTGTAGAATAAAGAACTTGACAAATAACTATGGATATAGTATACTCTAAGAATGGATTTTTATACAAACGTAATACAATGGGGTAATCAACTTCTCGTTAGAGGAGTTGAGAATGGCCAACGTGTCAATAAGAAGGTTCGTTATCAACCAACTCTTTTTGATTTAGTTTCACAACCAACAGGATATACAACTCTAGACGGTAAGCACGTTAAACCAAATAAATTTGACTCTATATCAGAGGCAAAGGATTGGTATAATCTTCACAAAAAACAAGGTCTTGTGTTTGGTAACACTCAGTATAATTATTGCTGGATTGGTGATAATTTCCGTGATGATGTTCCTTGGGATAAAGACCAAATTTGTATTGTAACTATTGATATTGAGGTGGAGTGTGAGAATGGTTTCCCAAATCCAAAGGATGCGGCTGAACCTATGTTGTCAATCACTCTAAAGAACCACCAGAACAAGAAGATTATTGTTTGGGGCCTTCATGAGTTCCAAAACCATCGTGATGATGTGGACTATAGAATATGCAAAGATGAAGCAGACTTACTATTTAAATTCTTAGACACTTGGTCTATGATTCAACCAGATGTTATCACTGGATGGAATACAGAGTTTTTTGATATTCCATATCTATGTAATAGAATTACAAAAATTCTTGGTAGTGAGATGGTAAATAAACTATCTCCTTGGGGTAAGGTTCATGAACGTGAAGTTTATCAGATGGGCCGTAAACAACAGGTCTATAATATTTACGGTGTTGCTGCACTAGATTTCTTTGATCTATATCGCAAGTTTACATATACAAACCAAGAACGATACACACTAGACCATATTGCATTTGTAGAGCTAGGTGAACGAAAAGACGGCAATCCATATGAAACTTTCAAAGAATGGTATCAGAAAGACTATCAATCGTTTATCGAATACAACATTCAAGACGTTGAGATTGTAGATAAACTAGAAGATAAGATGCGTCTTATTGAACTGTGCCTGACTATGGCGTATGACGGTAAGGTGAATATGACTGATGTTCTTGGCCAAGTTCGGTATTGGGATGTTGTTATTTATAATCACCTTCGTAAAAAGAAGATAGTAATTCCACAGAAAACAGAACATGAGAAAAGTGAAAAGTTTGAAGGTGCATATGTCAAAGACCCTCAAGTTGGTATGCACAATTGGGTTATGTCGTTTGACTTAAACTCTCTGTATCCTCACCTTATCATGCAGTATAACATCTCGCCAGAAACACTAGTAAACGGTGGATCAAATATGGTTGAAGGAATGGTAGATAAAATTCTTGATGGGAAATTGAAGAACGATACGGAACATTGTATGACACCAAATGGTGCATTTTTCCGTAGAGATATAAAAGGGTTTCTCCCAGAATTGATGGAGAATGTTTATGATGATCGTGTCAAATATAAAAGACTTATGCTTGAAGCTAAACAAGAATATGAAGACACAGGTGAAGCTTCTTTACTTAAAAAGATATCTCGTTACGACAATATCCAGATGGCAAAGAAGATTTCCCTCAACAGTGCGTATGGTGCTATTGGTAATAATTGGTTTCGCTATTTCGATTTGTTGGTTGCTACTGCAATTACAACATCTGGCCAATTATCTATACGATGGATTGAAAAGAGTATTAACATTTATCTCAATAATATTCTTGGAAGTAAAGATGTGGATTATATCATTGCCTCTGATACTGACTCAGTATACATTACTTTTGAGAAATTGGTTAATAAACTCTTTAAAGAGGGGACACCGAATGAAAAAATTGTCAGCTTCTTGGATAAGATCGCAACTGAGAAGTTGGAACCATTTATTGATAAGAGTTATCAGCATCTTGCTAAGGAGATGAACGCATACGAACAGAAGATGAAGATGGATAGGGAAGCAATTGCAGATAAGGGTATCTGGACTGCCAAGAAACGATATATCCTAAACGTCTGGGATATGGAAGGTGTTCGGTTCAAAGAACCACACCTAAAGATTATGGGGATCGAAGCAGTTAAATCAAGTACTCCAGCACCATGCAGAGAGAAGATTAAACAGGCTCTGAAGATTATTATGATTGGTGATGAAAAACTGCTAAACAAGTTTATACAAGAATTTAGAGAAGAGTTTATGAATTTACCGCCAGAAGATATTGCTTATCCCAGAAGTTGTAATGGTGTGCAAAAGTTTCGTGGTGAATCTCAACTGTTTGCAAAGGGCGCTCCCATTCATGTCAAGGGAGCAATTCTATATAATCATTTGGTTAGTAAAAATAAATTGGAAAACAAATACCAATTGATACAGGAAGGCGATAAAATCCGATTCCTTCACTTGCGTCAACCAAATTCATTCCAATCTTCTTCATTTTCTTTTATGACAAAAGTACCAAAGGAACTTGACATTATTGGTAAAATAGACTATGATATGCAATATGAGAAGTCGTTCCTTGAACCACTTCGTGTGATAACTGATAAGTTGCAGTGGATGCTGAAAAACGATGAAGTAGGAAGTTTAGAGGATTTTTTTGGATGATATTAAATAAACAAGATGCACTTTATGCAGCGAATGTATTTGTAGATTACTTTTCTAGCTTTGGTAGGATTGATGATTATCTTCGCAAGGTAAAACTTGAGAGGATGTCCAATTATCCTACGTCCCTGCCTGGTATGGGCCCGCAAGATGATATGTTCAGTGATTTTACCATGCATCCAAACGATATGGAGTTTGAGTGCCGTGAAGTAACAAATGAGACATTTGTGAACTATCTGGAGATTGTAACTTCTCATGCGGTAGAGGTATCAGTGCCAGGCAAAGCAATTAAGTGGGTTGTGTATGAAAAAAACACTGGCCAGATTGCTGGTTTTATTCGCCTTGGTTCACCAACTATCAACTCAAAACCTCGTAATATGTTTCTGGGTAAACCACTGGATACAATGAGTAAAGAAGTAATGAAACGTTTCAATGACTCTACTATTATGGGTTTTATTATAGTACCAACACAACCATTTGGATTTAACTATCTTGGTGGTAAGCTTCTGGCTGCAATCTGTTGTTCTCATCTCACCAAGGATACATTGGACAAGAAATATGGTGGCCCATTCTGTATGTTTGAAACCACATCTCTCTATGGTTCTACCAAATCATCTTCACAGTATGATGGTATGAAACCATTTTTACGTCATAAAGGTGAAACTGTATCTGACTTTGCCCCACTGATTAACGATGATAATTTTCATCGTTTAAAAGATTGGTTTGAATCAAAGAACGGTGAACCATTAATTGACCCACAAGCTTCTAGTCGTAAATTAAAGACACAAACAAAGATGATAAGTATCATTAAAGCATCTCTCAAGGGTGTAGACGATGATGCATATAATAAGTTTGTACAAACCTATCTTGATGCAAAAGGACTAACTGAACAGAAACGTGCGTATATGTCAGATTATGGTTTTGATAATGTGAAAGAATATATGAACATGGAAACGAATGAACTACGCAAGAAGGATAACTATGATCGTTATAGCTTTGATGGTGTAGTAGATTGGTGGAGAAAGAAAGCTGTTAATCGTTTTGAAAATCTCAAGAGTGATGGCCGCCTCCGTACTCAACTTGAAACATGGAACATGAATGCTGATGACATTGATATTATTCGATAAAAAATTGAGAAAGCGCTTGCCATTATAATATTATTGTGTTATTATAATACATAATGAGCGGATGTAGTATAAAAGTATTACGATTAGTTTCCAACTAATAAAAGGTGGTGCATTACCATCCGTCCGCTCCACCCTTGGTTTGAACTTTCACTTATGTGTTCGTTCTTTCCATTAACAATTGTCTATAGACAAAGGAGAATACCATGTTAATTAAATTACAAAACTATTTGGATGATTACAACTTGGATAATGTTCCAGTGCCAGATTGGACGCACTTGGATGTATTATCAAAAGAAACCATTTGTTTATCGTGGGATGAAATCTATATCGACCATGACTCAAACGATTCTAAAGTAGAACCCCACACCGCAGAAGAAATCGAGAACTTGCGCCTCTCATTCGCAGAGGGAGTATCCCCTGCTGAGTTCCCCCCTGCCGTGATATATCGTGGTAAGGAGTTTGCAAAACCCTTTAAACTGGTATACGGTTTTGGTCGTTCAGAGGCCTTGCGTGGACTACAGACAAAGGGATATGTATTTACTCTATTAGAGGGTAGTGAAGACGGTATCGAAGATGTGCAAGCATCCGAGAACGAAGGACTTCCTAAACGACTCAATGCAGAAGTGGATATGCGAAAGTTCCTTATTGGTAAGGTCACCACAGGTAAGATTGCAAAGACAGAATCAACGATTCGTGCAAAGTTTCGTAAGGTCTATCCTAATCGTAAGAAAGAGGTAGAGAATCGTGTGGTTCCACAAGTGTTGAACGAACTTGGTGTTCCTCAACCCTATATCCTCTACACCTCATCTGCAAAGGTTCAAGATTGGTTATCTAACAACAGTCGAGAAAACTATTGCACAAACGGTGACTTTGATAAGTCTCGTGACATGTATGGTGTGCAGATGAAAGAAGGTTATCAATATCGTGCAGTCTTGAATGCGATTAAGAAGTATGTGGAGACAGGTAAAAAGACTTATGTAATTTACC